AATACTAATGTTTCCAGTACCATCAAAAGATTGACCAGCAATAGTACGTGCTGTTTGTAATGCTGTGGCTGTAGCTGCGTTACCACCTGCGTTACCTGAAACGTTACCAGTAACATCACCAGTAAGATCTCCTGTTACGTCACCTGTAATTGCACCAGAAGCGTTTATTGTTGTTGCTGTTACGGCTGCTGCAGTGTTACCACCTATAACTGTACCGTCAATAGTACCACCGTTTATATCTGCAGTATCCGCTACAAGAGCATCTATATTAGCTGTGCCATCTATAAACAAATTACGCCACTGCTTTGTAGAACTACCTAAATCAAAACTATCATCATCATCAGGTATGATACTACTATCAATCTCTGCACCAAAAGACACAGTATCTGTATCAGCATCACCAAAAGTAAGGTTACCGTTTATTGTAGCATTACCTGTAACTGTAAGATTACCTCCTATAGCAACGTCAGCTACTGTTGTTACATTACCAGTAAAGGTAGAAGTTTCATCTACAGTAAGTATATCTGTCCTTAGTGTTCCATCAAAGAAGCCATCCTTCCACTCAATACTAGAAGTACCGAAGTCGTAGGTGTTGTCTACTTTAGGACGTACAACACTAGATGTAACTACAAAGTCCTGCGATGGTCCTAAGTTTGAAATGGGTGGACCATTTCCTGCAGTGCCATCGTGTGCATGTCCTGAAGATGCGTTGAATGCTCCTTCAATAGCATTATATTCTGAGTTAAAGTCTGCAGCATCAATAACTGCACCTGTAACTATGTTAGCTGTCGCTTGACGTGTATATCCTGCCATGATTATTGCCTATCGTTTTGCCTATATTGTAATACTGCTGAGTCTAAGGTGAAGGGTGGGTTAGTGCTGTCACTTGTGATTCTCATAGCAACTGTATGAAAAGATCCTATTAAGTTTTCGTTGTACACTCTTTTTATTTTACTTCCGTATATTACGCCTGTGCCACCATACACAGAATTAGGCTGACCAAAAATAAACGTACCAGTACCACCTGTTGTAGACCCTACTTCTATTTCTTCTGGTTGTATTATCCTTGTGTCACCCCCTGAATCAAAGTCAAACAAAAGTCTAAACTTTAAATCCATCTGACCTGTAGGGTCTGTGTATAGTGTTAACTTATATGCTGTCTTACGTACCTCTGGATCTGTAATAGCCATAAAGGGTGTTTCCATAATAGTTTCTATGTTACTACCATCGAATCCATTTGTTTGTTCCATTTCGTATAGGAAGCCATCATTGTTAGCAAACATTATAGCTTCTGATGTTCCTGAGTATATACTATCTGCTACAAATGCTTTTATTCCTTTTGTAGTAGACCACTCAACACCTGAACCACCCTGAGATATAAATTTAGTAGCAATCAAACCTTCTGATGTGTCTGTGCTTTGAGATCCTACAAAGGCAAATATTCTATACTGAGCTTTTTCTCTTATTATAACAGAACAGTATTCAGTTGTCGATCTTAAAAAGTCATCTGCGTCTTTAAATATTGTATCTGACGCAACGTCTAACGCAAAGTCACCTATACGATCAGTAGCACTTAATAGTCTTAGACCATCTGGTGCTAGGTACATTATGTCACCGCCAAACTCTTGAACACTATCTGCACTAATACAACCTATCTTATCAGTGACAGGTTTTATTTCAAAGAAAGGACTAGCACCAAGTCTTACTAATGATTGTATTGTGTCTGCAGTAAATATAATAAGCTTTTCACGAAAGACAGATAAACCAGTTACTGTGTTTCCAACATTTGAAACAAGGTTAGTAACTCCTCCACCAGACACATTAGCTATAGTAAATTGACCTGATACATAAATCTGATTGTTTTTAGAGTATACTATACTGTTGTCAAATACAGTAACTAACTCTGCACCTTGTAAGTCTGTAGATATACCTGTAGTAGATGAGGTTAAAAAAGATACAGTATTACCAGAGCTATTATACACGGCTGGATAGTTTATTCCATCTACAAATACTGTTTTGTCATCTCCATCAAAGTTAAACGTAACGTGTCGTAGTTTACCTCCACCTGTTAATGGTGAAGTAGCCATGTGTGTCCAAGTTGTACCTGTGCTAAGAAAGTAACCTGTTTTGTTTACGTCTGCTGTTTGAAGTCCAACCTTTTGAAAAGTTAAAGCTGCATTATCTGATAGAGACTGTTGATGAGATAGTACAATATTATTCTGATCTGTTACTGTAGAAACCGTTACAGTACCAGAGATACCTGTTCCTGTAACAACCATACCTACAACTATAGTACCTACATTACCATCCAAAGCTACACTAGTAGAGTTTGTTGTAGCACCGTTTACAGCAGCAGTTGCTTGATAGGCTGCTACAGCACTAGAGTCAATCTTACGTACAGCTACAGCACGACCACTAGAAACAACCTTCACCCCTTGTACATTACCAGTCCCTGGAATTTCAGTAGCGCTAAACTTCTGATAGCCTCTTACTTTTGTGTAGCCACCCTGCCTGTCAGGTTCCATGTTTTGTAGTATAGTAGTTGTACCAACAGAATTAATACCCTGTTGTAAGGGAGACTGATTAGAGATCAAACCACCTTTGAACTCAACAGGAAAGGTAGACCATTGTGTAGCCATTAAAAATGTACTCTCATATCTCTTAGATAATCTGTTCTATTAATGTTTATACTTCTAAGATGCTTTATACCTTGCTGAAACTTCTGTAACATAGCATTCGAACTAGCTGTGTCTCCTCTGAACTGGTATGCATAATGCATTGCACCATCTACAATAGTAAATCTATACTGTTCTGGTATGGAGGGAACATCTGTAGCAGAGATAAGATCATAACCTATTCTGTAGTATTCGTATACCATTTCATATGCTTTATCTGGCATTGGGTAACAGATTAGTTCTCTGTTAGGTGTTCTTATTATGTGTGTAGGACATCCCTTTGTTTCAGTGTTATACTCAGCATCTGCATACTTTTCTAGATACTCTTCGTATGTCATATTCTTTAGCTTGACAGTACCAACATTAAGAGTAGAGTTTCTTTTTATTCTAACACTGTTCATGTTTATAGTTTTTGCATCATTAGGATAGCTGTATCTAGGTTCAGCTACAGTAAGTGTTTCTTCTTCTTCTGCATGGTTCCAAGGCCACTCATACTCTTCTTGTTGTATCTGTCTAATAGCAGAGTTTACTGCCTCTTTAGCAAAAGCAAAGAATCCTGTAACAGTAGCAAAGTTATCTGTAGTTAACTCTACTTCATTAAGCCTACTGTTGACATCGTTAACTAGTCCTATAAAATCATATGCCATATTACTTCTCTTTTATCTTTAGGAAAATGGAACGTTCAAAAACAAGTCCATCCCCTGTGGTTATCTGACAGGTAACTTTATATTGCTTGTTGTTTGTACCTAAAGCAAAACGTGCAGTAGCAGTTTTACCTGATATGGTAGACTGTACAAACTGTAATCCATCTACTACTTCAGCATTAGAGACTGCTTCTTTAGCACCAGCAGCATCTTGTACAAACCAATTACTAGCAGATAAAGTATCATTAGGTATAAAGCGTGACCAATCAACACTATAGTCTACAGTTTCATCAGGATCTTTGTCAGGCCATTTGTAAGACATCTTTTGTCCTTATCGTGTTATTAATACAGTATTAGATATATCTTTGTGTGCGTCTATTACCAGTGTAAAGTTTTCAGCATTTATATGAGCTACTTTACTTAAACCATAACCTTCTTCAGGAAGTATGTATACAGTTCTAGTTCTAGCGTAGTCATCTGCGTGTGCGTCATAGTCAAATAAATTGTTAGCAGGTGCAGCTAAGTTTAAACTAAATGTGCTACCTAAACCAACTAGTGCCTGTGTTACATCAATCTCTAAGAATGGTGTTATATCAACAAGAGTTGTTGAAATACCGAAGCCACTTGTAGTTGTACTTGCTTTTGCGTTAAAGTCAAGCTCTGTTATTCCAATAGATGAAGATATTGTATCTAAAAGAACATCATCAGCAGGAAACTCTAAAGCATTTACACTAAAAGTAGCAGTTGCTGCAGAAATTACCTTAGAAGCTGTAAGGTTAACACTAGGTGTATTTGTGGTAGTGCTTGATGTAGCTGCGCTGGTAAGGATATTAGCTACTAAGTTAGTGCTTAGTGTACCAGTAGAAAAAGTAGCACTTACGGAATTAGCTGCGCTATTGTTTGCACCTCTAACAACTAAACTGTTTGCTACTATGTTTAAAGCAGGTGATGTTACCTGAGTTGCAACACGGTTTCTTGTAGATGTAGCTAGTGGTGCAGCAGATAATGCACTAAAACCTAACATTACTTGCTTATCCTTCTAATGCTGCGACTTTGGTTTCGAGTGTTTCAATCCTAGTCATTGCCTCTTGCAGTGCCTTGACTGCTTTCATGTAAAGGATGGAAAGTTTAACGTGCTTATAACCCTCTTCGTTTACTCCGACTAAGCCATCCATCCCTGCTTCTTCAACCTCTTGGGCAATAACACCCAACATAGCGGTTGAATCTGGGTCAGCTTTTACATCGTCAATCATTCTATAATTGCGGAACTTGAGGGCTTTTACATCTTCCCACTGACTGTTAGCATCTACAATGTCTTGCTTTAAGCGTTCATCAGAAATTGTGCCATAAGTACCAGTGGCGTTATACATAGCACCTTCAGTCAGCATATAACCTTTAGTGGCCATAGTACTACTAACGTCAGAACTCCAAATTTGAATAGAGCCGCCTGATGTGTTTGCTTGTCTATAAGCCCGAAGACCAACTGCCCCAGCTGGTGTTACAAACCACCAAGCGTCAGTATAGTAACCTCTAGGATTACCACCGCCATCAGACAGCACGATGTTGTTGCTTGAGGTGCGGATGTCCAAGCCGCCTTGGTTGCCTGTATAACGTCCAAGGATAGTATTATTAACGCCTGTAGTTATGTAGTAACCAGAGTTATGACCAATGGCGGTATTTGATGTGGTGTTTGTGCTAGAGCCTGTGGTGAGTGAGCGTAGAGCATTTACACCTATTGCCGTATTTTCTGATGCAGTGGTGTTGTTAACTAAAGCACTATGACCAAGAGCAACATTATAACCACCCGTGGTATTGTTGTAGAAACTTTGATTGCCTAACACTGTATTATATGTTCCGGTAGTGTTACTATATGC